CTTGAACACGTGGTCCCCGCTACGAGCGACGTGGTCGGTATGGTGGCCGTCGCCTTTTGGCTACGCGTGATGGCGGTACCGGAGCCGATCGAGATCCCATGGGAGTCCCCCAAGATCAGCGCGCTCAAGTCATTGGCGACTCCGCCTCGAGCATTCTGTTGAACGAGCGTGTAGAGAACCCCACCGGCCAACGCGGCTACCTCGGTGCTGGAGGACCATAGTTGCATCTGTCCGGCCGACTCGATGATGTAGTCGGTGCAGGTTGGGGGGTTGGTACAGAGCTTCGTACCGGGTTGAAGCACCATCCCTCCGTCGAAATACACCGAGGCCTGGAATGCATTCGCGGACAGAGAGGCGCTGTTGGCGAGAGCGACAAACGTTCCTCCGGTGCAATCGGACGACGGTCCCCCGTCGCAGACCGTCGATGTGCCGGCAGCGCCTGCCGCTCCAGCAGGACCTGCTGCCCCCGGGGGCCCTGCGGGTCCCACAATGCCATGACTCTGCACTGCCAACGCCACCAGTGGCACGGCCAAAAGAAGCCAGAGTTTTCTCACAGTGCGCTCCATCCCATGATCCCGTTCAGGATCTGTGCGTCAGCTCCGCTCATGACAATCGCGGTAGGCACCCAAAGGACGCCTCCCCGACGCGTGCCCACGTCGCGGTCCTGCCAGCTGTACGCGGTCCGGCCTGCCTCGGTGATCGCGAGATCGAGCTCCGGTACGCGCATCGCGTTGCCGAGGTCATCGTTCCAGGTCCAGGCCTTCATGGAACCGCTGGTGATGGTCTGGGCGCTCTTGGAGGCGATCCAGGGGGTGATCTTGTCCACGTTCCAGGCCGGCATGAACTCGGACTGTAGGACGGGATCTGGACGGGTGAGGGCGCTGGACCCGTTCACGTCCACCAGCGGGTCTCGGAAATTGATCAGGCTCATGTGTAACTCCTAGACAGCCGGCTGGGCGAGAGAGGTAAAGACCAAAGGTCCGCCGTTGTTATCGTACCAGTAGAACCGACCACTGACACCCGAGGGGATGATCGAGCACAGGTCCACCCCTGCGAGCACGTCCGCATAACGCACGGGGGCGGGTAACTCAGCCCAGGCAAGTCCATCGGGAGAGTTGGCCAATAACCCAAAGGTTATACCGCCGTCCTGTCCCGAACAGGCATACTGCGACCCGTTGAAGGCCACCGCCTTGGGCGTGAAGGTGGCTCCGGAATGTACCAGCGTCCAGGTGCTTCCGGTCGGGGAGCGCCAGATCTTCCCCGCCGCTGCGTCACACGAGAAGAGCGCTCCGCCCGCCGTGAACAGCGTGCGACCGATCGCCGTCGTAGACGCAGAGGTCCAGGCGAGTGCGTCAGCCGAGGACCACACAGGTCCGCCACCTCCGCCGCTACTGGAGAATGCGAAGAACGTCGTGCCCAGCGCCGTAACGACGAAGGTAACGCCCGCGGCGAGTCCGGAGGTCGCATGGGAAGCCCACGCGGTCCCATTCGTCGAGGTCACGACGTTGGCCGCGCTGGTGATGTTGCAGGCCACAAGCGTTGTCCCGTTGAACGCGACATCCGAGAGGTCCGTAGCTCCAGCGCCCGAGGCCCTCGAGGTCCAGGTAATCCCGTCCGGGGAGGTAGCGATGGCCGCGGCGCCGGCATTGTTGCGACCCACCGCGATGAAGAGATTGATGGATCCCCCGGCCCAGATCACAGCGAGTAGGTCGGCCGTGCCCACGACCGAGGCGACCACGGTCCATGTGCGCCCACCATCGGTGGAATAGGCGGTAGTACCGGCCGCACCTACGGTGACCAGGGTTCCCTTCCCGTCCGTGGCCAGTAGGCGGTTGGCGATCTGGGTGGAGGGATAAACCATCCCGGCGCCACCCCACGGCGACGGGCCAGGACCCGCGCCAGGATTGGCCAGCACGATCGCATCGGCAGTATTCCCCCGCCCATCCAGGTAGGCGAGCCACAGGTAGATCAGGTTCAGTAGCCAATTGAAGATCCCAAGTGGGGGCTTCTCCACGATCCAGCCGGTATCCTGGTGCCCGGAGGATGGGGAAACGATGGTAGCGCCCGAGGTGGCCCACCTGGGCAGAGCTGACGGTCTGGACATACCTTACAGTTTACAGTATCGAGGCGAAGACTCCACCCACATGCCCTGTCCCATCGTCGAATCCAAGCCCGGTGGGGTCCTCGAAAAAGCTGAAGGTGTTGTCCGCCGTGTCATTCAGCCACTCTAGGTTGACCTGAACCCCCGCCGCGGCGGCCCGCCGCAGGATCGCAGCTTGGGTCGCGCCGGAACTCGCGGTGGCCTGTCCGATCGTCACGAGCACCGCTGCGATTGTGGATTCCTGCGCAGTGACCGCGCCTCCGCTGGTGAGCCTGAAGATCTGCAGCAGGGTCTCCACCTCGCCTGCGGAGACCAGGATCAGCATCTGCGCGCGCAGATAGAGCGTGTAGGTGGGGTCGTCCAGCCCATTGCGCGGCATGCCCAGAATGACGCCGATCGTGTCGAGCTGGATGCCCGTCGCAGCGCCGATCACGAACCCGGAAACTAGTGTCCAGAGCGCATCCTCCGCAGCCTGCACCTCGTCCAGGAAGGCGGAGAGGAGCGCCGCCAGCTGGGGCTGACCCTGGAACTGAGTGGCCAGGCGAGCCAGCCCCCTGGGGGTATGGTCGGTGACTTGGATCATGAGGCGTTGACGGTAATGTCCGCGAAAGCCAACGTGGCTTGCTGACGCACGCCGATTGCGATGTTTGCCGCCGATCCCGGAGCGGGCGCGATGCCGATGAAGATCGACGTGATATCCGCCACGTCGCAGGCATCCTGCACGGGTCCGTAGAGCAGTGCATCCTTCACGCTAACACCCGGCTGCCACTTGTCTGCCGCGTAGGCGACAAGAGCATTCGCGATCAGCGTAGGCCCGTCCGCGGGGGGCGCGGCCGTCGGGTAATTCGGACCCTTGATCACGTTGGCGATCACGTAGATCCGAATCAACGTGGGCTTGGAGAAGGCGATCGTGTGGGTGCCGCCCGAAGAATCCAAGACGCTTTCCGACACAACGGTCCCAGCCCCATAGGTCTGGATCCCTGCGGCCTTAGCCTGGAAGATCGCGGTAGCGACCGCGAGATCCGTGGCCGCAAGTGCGGGATACTGACACAATACCTCGATCGAGTGCGGGGGCCTCCCAGCGCCGTCCGTGGCGTCCGTGATGTTTTCGAAGACGGTGCAGTAGGTGACCGGGTGATCGCCTAGGGCGTCCGTGACCGCGAGCACCTTGGCTCGAATGGCGTCGAGGTCGGCGTTACCCGTGCCTCCGAGTGCGGCCGCGCGTCGCTGGCGGAGTGCTGGATCGGATTCCATGTCGGTTCCCACAGTGACTGCCTGGGGGTTCGTGACGGAGGTCCACCCAGCCACGGGAGTGTTGATTACGGTGAGCGTCCCGGCGCCCGCGGGGATGGGTCCGGTGGAGGTGGCCTGCACGGGAGCGACCGCGCCAGCGGGAGCCGTGGCCACGTAATCCCATAGGCAGGTACCGTCTACGATCCCAGTGCCCGTGCCGGTAGGGCCGGCGCCGGAGGTGCCCGACTGCACGCACAAGTACATCTTCCCCGTATCGTGGGTGACCAGGGAGACGCCCGCGCTATACCCGGTGGCGCCCGCCCATGCCGGTAGCGTGGCGATCGAGACACTTGCTGTGGTGGCGAAAATCGCACCGGACACGTTCTGCTTTACCTGGGAGCCTGAGCCCACCGCGGTGCCGTTCGTGCCCACCAGGACCACAAGCCCGGAGGAGGCGATCGCCGCCTCGCGGATGGTCCCTGTGAGCCCGGCCACGTTATCTAGGGACGTACCGATGGCGCCGTCCGCGGAGAATGCGTTGTAGATCGCCTGGCCCAGTTGCCACACGTCCGCGACTTCCCCGCCGAAGGTGCCGATCAGCTGGCCGAAAACACTCTCGGGCAAGAGATTGATCCCAGCGCCAAACCGCCCCTGCAGCTTCGTCTCCACGTCCGCAACGACCTGGGCGAAGGGCTTGATCACAAAACCGTTGGGCGTGACTCCGTAGGACATATCAGGATCCTATCACTGCGACGGCGGAGAGTGCTCCCACGTCGGAGATCGCCGCCCACCTAACCGTTAGGACACGTGCGACGCTATCCACCGTGAGATCGATCGAGGTGACTGCCTGGATCCCCTTGCGGGCAAGGATCGTCTTGCGCACTGCGGCACGGATCGCCGCGGCATCTGGATTCTTGACTAGAAACGTCCCCCAGTAGTCCATACCCACTGTGACATCCGCGAACCATTCCCCGAGGAAGAAGAGCAGGGCCGTCTGCACATCCTGCACGATCGCGGCGCCGTCATAGACTAGCGCGAGATCACCATTGACGATCGTAATGTCTCCGTTGGTGAGAAGCAGATCTCGCGCGGTGCTCATCCTTTTACCTTAACAGTCGTAGAGGCAATCGAGGCAGTCCAGGCAGGGGTCAGGGCCGCGGCAATGGCTGCGGTCTTAAGAGCCAGCCCTCCGTCCCCAGGGACAGGGACCCAGGTAGTCAGAAGCGTCATTAGAACGTTCAAATGACCGAGCACCTGCGCGGCCATGGCCACGAAGTCTGTGCTGCCTCCGCCGAGATCGATCACCGTGGGACTGAAGGTGATCTGCGGGCCAATATCC